CCCCAAAAACTTTTCCAAGCTCAGTGCTTAACTCAAGTGCTTTTTCCTTTTGCGCCCCTTGTGTATCTGCTACTGCATTAGTTTGAGAAGTTACAGTACCACCGTCTGTTCCGCCTTTAATTCCTTTATATGTTCCCGCTGCTCCACCAACAGCACTACCTAGTAAACCTGCTGCAACACCTGCTTCAATATACTCTCTACCTGCATCTGTATCAGCAATGGAAAGCCCCGCTTGCGCACGTTCAAGAACTGCCTGACCTATTTCAGTAGGAACTTCGATAATCGCACCTTTAGCAGCACCTTGTACCCCTTTGGTAAAAATACCTCCCCCAGCGTTTAATGCAGCGGTTGTTAAATATTTAGCCCCGAAAAGAGATAAAATGGAGTCTAAAGCAGAAGCTGGAATAGCAGCAAGGGCAGCTGCACCTTCGCTAACTTCAACATTAGGGTTAGCTTCTTTTTGCCGTTCTCTAAAAGCACCATAAAAATACGGCATGTTTGCAACAAAAGCACCAACACCAGCCCCAATAACAGTTCCAACAAGTGGGAACCAAGAACCTGCTACTCCTCCTGCGGTAGCACCTGCTATTGTAGCACTCATCGCGGGAGCAGACTCTCCTGCAATTCCTGCGGCGTAACTACCAAAACTAGAAAGGTCTTCAACATCGCTTAAGCGAGTTGCAGCTTTGCCTTTTTCTAAAAGTTGTATTTGGTTTGCTTTAGCAACACCAGCTCCATATTCTTCTAAACCTTCAAACCCAGTTTGCTTACCAATTCCTTGTAACGTTGAACCATAAGCCCTTTGAACAATGTCAACACCTCTGGAAAGTCCTCCCACAAAAGCACTTGAGTCATCATCATCATCATCAGATTTTCTGTCTTGGAACAATTGAGCAAGATACTCTTTTTGTTCTTTTGTTTGGCCCGGTTTTAGATCTTCTTCATCATCGTCATCGTCGATAGAAGTATTGATACCTCTGCCATAAATACTATCTAAATAGGCGCGTTGTGCTTCGTTCATTGATTACCCAATGCTTTATATCTTGCCTGTTGAGCTTCATCCATACCCAACCAGTCCTCATTTGAAACTCCTTCAGGTGCAAACTCTAACAACCCAAGACCTTGTTTAACTTGATTTTTATATACTGTTAGCATATTTCGACCTAATTTATCTTTGTCGCCACTCATCATTTCCGCTGCGTTTGCAAAAGTTGAACTGCCTAACCAAGCACCATAAGCTTTTTCTGAAATTTCTCTACTAAACGTAAGCCCACTGTCTTTTTGAATGTCCTGTTTTAATTTTTCAGTTTGAGCTTCGGCTAAAGCAGTACGCGCTTTTGTATTGCCTTGCTCAAGTATTTTAGAGTATTTAGTAACGTCATTTAAAATTTCTTGATAAGTTGTACCTGCTTCAATCCCATCAATTTCTTTTGAAAGTTTATCGAGTTCAAGTTTACCTTTCTTTCGTTTAAATAGTAATTCTGCAAAACCTCCAGCGTTCCCAAATGTTGTTATAGCTGCAACGTTTTCGAGCGCAGTTTCTGTATTAGGAGCATCGACTAATGTTCGTACAGCTTCGCCGTTAGCCCCTGTTTCTACAATAGATACTGCACCAGTTTTTGGGTCTTCACTAAAAGTAATACCAAAATCATCGCCGTTTTTATCGTCAAAATATCCTGCTAACCCTTCAAAATCTCGTTTTTGCAGGTAACTCGCTATTTCATTTTGAATTTTTAAACCTTCGTTAGCTATACCTGCAACTTCTGTTGCTGTGTAATCGTTTGTAAGTTTAGCTGCTCTGATAGGATCAAATTTTTTAACAACATTTATAAAAGCAGTTGATCTTTCATCGTCGTCTTTGTATTTATCAGCGTTTTCAGCAAAAAGAAGAAAAGCCGCACTTTCTAATTCTTTCAATTTATTTTGACTTAACAAAGCATTTGCTCCTGATAGTCCAGCTTTAGCTTCTGCTATTTGTTTCACAAGTTCTGCTTCTTGTTGTTCTTCATTCAAATCTGCCAGCGACATATAAGTTTCAGTTTGGCGTATAATTTTACGATTTGCTGCGATACTTGCTGCGATAGTACTTTCGCTAACTCCTTTTTTAACTTTAAGATCTTCTTTTTGTACATTAGTGCCTGTTACAGTAGCGTCAATATCAGCCTTTTGTTTTTTGTCTAAATTCTCTGTTGTTATTCTTGCTTGTTTTACGTCTTCTTCCGCTTTTTCAAGATTAGTAGATAATTGTTTTTGTTGATCTATTAAACCACGTTCATAACTTTCGTCGCCAGCAGCTTTTATAATCCCTTCGTTTAAAGCAATATTTTTGTTTAGCTCTGTAATTTGATTCTCTAAAGTTTTGCTTTTTGTATTTTGAGCAAGATACGAGTTTACCCCTTCAATGTCTGCCGAGAACCCCATTTTTTTAGCCAACAGTTTAGCTTGTTCAAGTTTTGGCCCTAGTAATGTAGTTATTTCAGAAGCTTTAGCGGCAGATAAACTTGCTTGAGCTTGTTTTAATTGATTGCCAATTCCTACGCTTGCGATTAATTGGTTCATTGTTTGCCGTTGAATTTCTGCATTTCTTTCAGCTTGCTCAGTAGCAGCAAGATCAGACCGTATTTTTAAACCACCTTCAGCGTCGCCGTACTTAGTATAGATGTCTGCTAATGATCGCATACGAGCACGATCTTTATCTATTCCCACAAGAGGATTGGCTTTTTCAGTATCATCAGGATCGTAAAACTCCATGTCTTCGTCCATCAATTTTTTAGCTTCTAGGTTTTTGCCAAGCTTAGTGAACGTTCCATAAACACTATTAAAGTTGTTAGCAAAATCCTGCCAAGGTGATTTACGTGCCATTACGCTACCTCCTTAAATTCAATTCCTAAGAGATCGTACCGAACAGCTTTAAATCCTAAATCTGTATCTTCAACTGCGTCTGGATAAACAAGTTCAACTTCATCAGCCATTACTCCAATGTAACGTTTACTTGGATCGCTAAATTCTTTTTTGTAGTTAAACTCATAAAGTGTTAATGCTGTGCGTTGGTCAACCCCAACTTCTTTTATATTTTCTTTTAGTCTTCTATCAGATGGGAGGTTAAACCCTTTTCCCCCAAAACCTGTATAAGCAGCGGCTGCACCTCCAAGTGCTCCACCTAGATCCCCAAGGAAGCTTCCTTGTGTATTAACAAAAGCCTTAGTTTGGTTGTTAAGTATATTACCTAGCCCACTTATATTCATCTTCTGACCTTGAGCAATTGTGTTTGCCCCCATAGACATATTTCCCATAAAGTTTTGCCCTGCAGATTGAGCACTTTGCCCTGCTGCAGTACCCGCACCTGTTGCTCCGCCGTAAGCTCCAAGTGATGCACCTGCTAACCCACGACCAAGTCCTGCTGCATCTAACTGTCTAGCATACCCAAGTTGTTCTGCTTGTTGTCTTGTGCCTGTCATAGCATTAGCTCGCATAGCTGCCTGTTGTAATCCTGTTGCATTTTGCATTCCTGCAAACCTACCGCTATTAGGATTAACACCCATTGACGCCATAGCGCGTTGATTTTGCTGTTGAGATATACCAAACGCTCGTCCTGCATCGGCTGCAGCCTGACTTGCTAACTGTTCTCTGTAAGCTTCTGTATTAAACCGTTCTGCATCTTGTACGATTGATCTTTCAAGAGGACGAAATGTGCTTGTTTGATAGTCATAATAATCTCTAGCTTGTTGCATCTGTTCATCTTGAGCTCGCATTTGTTGGTTAGCGATACTTTCAAGCATTGGTGCTGTTCGCTCGTATTGTTCTCTAGCAAACGCTAATTGTTCTTGGCCTAGTCCTGCTTGAATACGCGCAGCTTCTGCAGATGCGTCCGCTAGTGGAGCGTAGTCGGGAGCTTCGACGGTATTTTTTCCCATAATCGCTTTCCTCTCATATAGTTCTCGGGCCAAAGCACGAGTATTAACAGATCTTGGCCGGACGATCCGGCATTTTTCATTACAGCTTCAACGCGAAAGCCAATATGTAAATCAAGGTGAAGAGCTTTAGTGTTATCAGCCTCCACCAATCCTGTAAGTCTTTGAAGCTCACAATCTTGAAACGCATAAATAAAAGCGTGATCTAAAAGCTCTAAAAACAATTTGGTGGGTTTGCTGACTGCAATGTGGACATTTGCGTTGTGACCATTCATATTTTCAAATACAATGCCACTTACTATATTGCCCTTAGTTTCAGCGCCCATAGCGTAATAATTATGCCAATCTGCACCATCAGCCATTTGGTCGGCTACCCATTCACCGACTCTATACTTGTCATCAAATATTAGTCGAGACGCAGACATAACTACTCCTGTTCACACGTTATCATATTAGATTGTAATTTGACAATCATTTTATGTTTTCTTAGTCTTTGTAGTTTTTCCACCAGTTTTTTTCTTTTTTGCTGCTGCAATTACATCACCACGTGTTATTTTCTTTTTGTTTCCATACATTGCGGCAAGTTTTTTCTGTTTTGTTGTGTATTTAGAATACGGCATTATTTCTTCCTTTTCTTCTTAACAATAGTTTTTACATTTGTTGGTTTACCTCCAACTCCTTGAGCTTTTGATCGTTTTCTTGATACCGCGCTTTTAATTTGGGATTTAGTCATTGAAGCTGCTTTGCTTCTAGGAACACACTTAGGGTAAGATCGCTTAGACTTTTTAGCAGATTTACGTCCACAAGGTTGGTACTTGCCATTCTTTTTAGGCGCGCCAATATCGACCCAGTCACCTTTTGACCCTTTACCAAACCAAGCTTTTAATCCACCAGAAGGCTTTGCCATTATGCGTACCCTCCTCCTCTTTGCTTATACGTTCTAACCAACCACCCGTTTGCGTAAGCTGATGGATAGACCTTGAACTTACGTTTAGCTTCAGCTTTTACCCTTGCATATAACGCGGAGTTTGTTGGTTTTGCTCCTGATTTTTTCTTAGTAGCTTTCTTTTTTGTAGCCATAACAACCCTTTCTTATATTAACACTTCCATCTTCTTCTTGCTTGTCGTAAACGAGAATTAGGATTCTTCGCTGCTTTTGGAAATTTTTTCATCTGCCCCGCCGATCTTGCGCAAAATGATTTACGCCTTTTAGCTGCTTTACTCCCCGGCTTTACTTTACCTGTCACCGCTGTTTTTAGTTTAGAACCGGGGTTTTTACGCCTGTACGCAGCAACACCTGCTCTTGTCATTCCCGCACCTGATTTAGTAGAACGGAAATTCTTTTTGTTGCGCTTTGGCATGTTATCACTCTTGCGCGCCATCCTCTTCTCCTTTCAAACAAAGTGTTGGTCGTCGCTCGCAGCTCCAGATTTCAGGACGATCAAGCGGTTGAGGCATATAGGGAGGTATCTTCTTTATATACATCACATCTTCTTGTTTTGTTTCCTGAATCATAAGTTGCGTCATCAAAAATATCTCCAACATACTAACGCGTTAACAGCTCAATAACTAGAAAAAGTTTAAGCATTTTTATCATAGTGTACTACCCAAGTGTCCATCATGTCTGTACGTATAAGTTCTGGTTGAGAATCTATTTCAATATCAAGTATGTCTTGTGTTGTCATATCTTTAGTCAGCCACTTTTCAAGGTCTGCATCTGTTACTTTATCAATATCTATAAACGTATCCTGACTGCAGATATAACTTATGTCTTTACTCAGATCGTAATTTTTAAAACCTTTTGGGTGTTGATCATTTGTAATTTTCCAATACGCTTCAATTCGCACAATAACATTTGGAAAACGAGCAAATTCTTCTACTTTGTATACTTTAGTAACAATAAATTCTCTTTTATACGCCATTTGCGCTCCTAAGTAATTCCATAATAAGACTTATCCGTTACCATAAGATTTACAGGTCTACTATTTTGATCAAATACTTCATCTTGATCGTACGCCTTTATAGATGGCGTAGTACCAGCAGTCATTTCACCAATAACAAATCCTGCAAGAGCTCCACCAATAACAGCTAATGCCGCACCTCCTGTAAAAACAACTGCAATAATACCTAATATTGCTCCAAGAAGCCCTCCAATACCGCAATCTGTATCTACATATTGATAGGCTGCTCCTCCAAAATCAGCTTTCCAAGTTGCAGTGTGGGTCGTAGTATTTCGAGGGTGGCGAACACATCCGCGAAAAGACGCCCAAGATTTATACTCAAACGCGTATTGTTTGGTTACTTGGAAGAAAATAAGATCAGCGCAAACAATAGTTCCCGACCCGTTATTTAAATACGCTAGCCCTCCATAAGCAGAAGGCACAATACTATATAATTTATTTGATGTATTAGTAGTAGTACCTGAATAGGTGGCTTCTTGATTTGATGTAAAATTTACATGTTGAGTAGTTGTGTAACTGTTTGCTCCTAATGAAACTGAACCTTTTGAGTTTGTTTTTATAGAAGACGGGTGTGTAATTGTTATAACATCATCAACACGAAGAGGACGTTTGCTGTCTGTAAACACGAGATCTGAGTTACCATCAAATACAACTATGCCATTATCATTTAAAGTTACAGCAGAACTAGGTAGCTCAGTCAATGGTGCAAAAGCATAGACAGTAGGTGCTTCATTATCAGCTCCACTATACAACAAATTAACAACCCATTTTGTTCCTTCATTAATAACATCCATTATACAAATTTCTTGACCATCGTGGTTTGGGCAGTAAAAGGGAACAAAAAAATCAACATCTAAAGTAATATCGTATTGTATAATACGCCCCATATCATAGTTACTTATTCGAGTACTTCCATTAATAGCCACATGATGATCGCCTGTATAAGTAGGTTGCACCGAACTTGTCGTCGCTGACATCTGGCCTGCATAAACGACAGACGAATAGTCACTATGAAATGCTATCTTATTGTCAGTACCATATGCAACAATACCGTAACTCATCGACCTAATACCAAATACTGATGATTTGACCCGTTAGAGGGTTGAGTTATAGTTATGTTTGTAGAGGTTTGAGAGCTAGTAGGACGAAGCTCTTCTAAAGAAGTATCTCTTACTCCAGTAGGCGTAAAAATTACTTTAAATTCTGTCACGTCTACATAGCTACTTTTAGTTAATGTTACTGTTGTAGCAGAAGTTAAAACACCCTTAGCTATTACGCTAAAAGCACTATTGGTAATATTTAAACCATCAACCTGTATTCCATATGCCATTACGACAGATCTCCTATTTTTACTCGGAGAGTTGAACCGTCAAATACTTCAATTTTTGTAGAAGTTATCTTCAACCTACTACCTGATGATGCGTTAGCTACATCTAATGTTCCACGAAACGTAGCGTTATTAGCTTCTATCTGCCCTGTTTTATCTATCTTCCATCCTGCAGTTCCGGCAGAGTAATTAGCAGATTGTATTACATTGCCAATTTTAGCATTTGTAATCGCGCCATCTGCAATCTTTGCGTTTTGTATTGTAGCGTCCGCAATTTTTCCATTTTCTATTGTAGCATCCGCAATTTTTGCGTTTTGAATTGTAGCATCCGCAATCTTTCCATTTTCTATTGTGGTATTTGCAATATCAGCATTTACAATCGTTGCGTTGGCTATTTTAGCGCTGTCAATAGCTGCATCTTGCACCATTGCAGTAGTGATTGACGCATTATGTATGAACGCGTTTTTCATATAAGTTCCCGCAGGAACCGAAACACCATTAATTGTGGTTGCTGTATCTATCTGAAAGAAAGGAGATTGAGAGTTCGTTCCAAAAGTTTCGACAAGTATCTCCATAAGAAAATTTGGGCTTTGCGATGTGGTAGCTAATGTCCCTGCAGTCTTGTTGAACGAACTAGCTACTCCATTATGATTTACATTTCTTGCCCAGTAATACCTAGATGCGTTTGCCCCAAGAGAATGAGCAAAACTATTTCCTGCAGTCATACCAACAAGCACAGCATCACCTATGATATTAGATGTATGAGCCCATATTTCACTATAAGCATGACCTTGGTAAGTAGGCGCGTTCCAACTTACTATTATATTTGCGTGAGCCCCAGACGCCGATAAATTTGATGGGGGGCGAGGAACTTCTATTACTATAGGATTGACAACAGGATTTATATTCCCAGAAACATTTGTTGTTATAAGACCCGCAGCTACTAGTTTTCGAGCAGTTAAAACAGCATCAACGCCTCCACCATCAAGTGCCTCACGAACACGTTGTACAAACTGTTGAAGGTCACGTGGAAGAGGGGACGAAACAGTTGGTATATTATTAGCCACTAGCTAGCTCCGACATAGAATTTGCAATAGAAAGTGAAAAAACTTCCTTAGCCCCTTCAATTTGCATTTCCCAGTCGCGCCCAACTTTAGAAGGAAGCCTGAAGGGATCTCTGTTTTGCACAGTTTGTGTATGTATCAACGCGTTATCTGCATAAAATTTTACTGTCATAGGGTAAGCTTCAGCTTCAAGTTGAGCACAAGAAAACCCCATTATTTGTGGCATTGTAAATTTTTTAGATTTCCAAGTGTAGTTCTTTTCTGAACCCCCACTAAACGGCTTTACCTTGTTACCACTGTCATTAACAGCAACAAAAAGCTCATCTAAAAGTAAATCGTGATATCCAGCATCAGCATAAATATCATGAAGAATAAATTGACCGCTTCTTACGTCAAAAATAAATCCTCCACTCTGTGTACCATTATTGTAAAACGCTATGTACTGATTGTCTTGTTGGTAAGCATGTATTGACTCTGGTTTGAAGAAAGCTTGCCATTGACTAAAATCAAAAAGACTCTCAGTCACAATCCTAGAACCTCCGGGTGATAATAACATTAGTCCGTCAGGTGCTGCGTAAACAACTCCTCCCATAAGACTTACAATACTTTTTTTAGATACACATGCTTGCTCAAGATCAGACTTAACAATCGACATATTGGCAGGGTGTGTACCTTGAATTAAATAAGGTGTACCTTTAGTTAAAACAGCAAGCGTAGTATCCATTCTACCAAGTCCAACAACTGGAAAATCAACTGTTTGTATATAATTCTCAGGCCAAGCATGAGGATGGTAAGGATCACAAAAATATATATCCCGCCCAGAAAAACCAGCCATAATACCATTAGGTAAGTTTGTTAAACCAGAAAGGGTTTGTGGAGGCTCGCTCCAAGTTAAACTTGGAAGTTCTTCTGCTAAGTCTTCTGCTTTAACATCATCAGTAAAACTTGCAGCTGAAGATGCAATTTCTTTTACAAATAGAAACGTACCAGAAACAGAACGGTATATTCGTCGGTGGGAAACTACATAACCACTTGGAACAGAACTAAATCCTGATAATGATACGGTTTGCCCTACTCTAACATCAACGGCATTTGAAGCTTCGGCAGGAGCTGATTCAAACTCAAAACCAGATTCTTTATTTACATTTGTGTATGTGTAGACGCGTGTCTCTAACGTTTCATCTTCGTCTGCAAACCCAACACTTTGCTGCAAAGTAAATATAGCTTGATCTGGGTAGTCCCCATTTCGTACTCGTAGAGTCGCACTTGCGCCAACAGCAGTAGTTTCAATAACCGCAAAAGGTTCAACAGCCCCATATATTTGAGTTCCAATCCCAAGGTAGCCATATGTATTAAACTTGCTTACATAAGCTTGATTAGATACAGGAAATTTATGATCCTCACCGTTTACAGTTATTTCAAGATATTTATTCTCCATAGCATCAACATTAGCTTGAGTAATAAACAAACGAGCTGGGCCGTCGGAATCAGAACCACTATCAGTAAGCTCAGTTACGACAACATCTCCAACTTTTCTTTTATAGTTAATAACTCCGTCCGCTCCAGTACCAGCTGTATCTGGAGTAAGAACAACACACGAACCATATACCGTTGCTTCTACATTGTTACCAAGATTCGTATCTAAAAATGTTGCGAGAGCAGTAGCTGTTAGAGCACCACTAAACGTATACGTTACGAAATTCATGTGTGTTCCGTCTTCAGTGCTTACGTGTATTTTGTCTCCTGTCGATATTGCATTTATTTCAGAATCTTCAATTACAACATAAGCAGAAGTGGTAGTCGCTCCTTGAGCATTTAAATCAAGGGAACTGTAAGTAAACGTTCCATCTGTATTTGGTTCTGTTCCAGTCTGAAACTTTACAAAAAGCTTGGCTGTTGGGCCAGTAGCAGTTGAATTTATTTCAACACTGCCACTTTTTTCAGTAGCTGTAACAGCTAGAGCTGACACCGCATTTATAGCAGATGTAACTGAAGTTGAAGTTATTGTTCCAGTCAAACTAACAGTCACATAATCAGAAGAGTTGTCAGCTACGGTACTTATCAACATGTTATGCGAAGTAGTTAAACTAGCAACGTGTGTTTCAGTCAAAGTAACTGTAGCAGCATGATTAGTAGCGGAGAAAGTATCCGCAGAAGCAGTTGCAGGAACAGATGGAGCAAGCACACCTAAAGGTCTTGTTGCTGTCGGATAACTTGTGCCTGATAAAGCAAGAGAATTGTATGTTGCTTTTGGCCCACCATCACCTGTAAAAAATGTCCACTCCGACACATCTCCAGCTATTTGACTTCGGCAAACGTCAACATCAGAGTTCCAATGAAACCAATAATTATTTTCAGATACTGTATCTTGCCCAAAACGATATATAGATTGAATAGTCCCAGTCTTTTGTAAGTTAACAACTGCAGCTCCAACATCTGTTAGAGTTTGTATACTGCCTTGAAACACAGGACAGTTCAAAGCTGTTTGCGCTTGATTATCCTGAAGGTATCTAGCAGGAACAATAGGTGCTATACCTCCAAAACTTTTTATACTAAAAACTGACACTACGCCTCCTTTTTAATCCATGAGCTCAAAATGTGGCCCGTCTATAAATGGGCGGCGCCCTTGAGAACGACGTAAGTCTATATAAGCGTTCATTGCTTCTTCCGCTGTTCCCTCAAAACTTCTAAGGTCATCTATATGCCATGCCGCACCCCAACGAATTTTAACACCCTCTCGTACCGCCGCTTCTTTCATTGCGTCTGCAATGTCGTCGTACAGATTTAGTTCCCAGGATGCGCGGCTCGCTCCGTTTGCATAGACATATGCCATTAAATCGACGGCGTCCCCCGTAAGGTGTTTTGACTTATGCGTTTGGGATGCGCCACGAGCTACGAGGTCAGCCTGTTCTTCGGGGGTACGGAGTCCACAGATGCAACCGAAGTCGACGTTAGAAAGCCCTATGGCTGTTGTAACAACTGAATGCAATAATGGTTTAACTCCATCTAATCGTCCTAAACTTCTTTGTGATAATTTGAAAGCCATTGTTTTCTCCTTATTTCTTTTTTCTCATATTAAACAGCTTGGAAGCAGAACGTGTAGCAAAACTCGCACTTACGATAGCTCCTAACGCGATCTGATACCACTGAGGCATACCCGCAAGAGCCTCAAATCCATCCGCTACTATACCTCTGCCCCACGACCCACAAAAACTAAGCACAAGCGGAATACTAAAAAGTAGGGTCAACCATTCGTCTTTCCACGAGCCTTGAGACGCTCGCATTGCTGCAAGATCCCAATCAATCTCTCCAGTAGCCTCTTTCATACGAATAGTGGCTTCTGCCTTTTGTATAGCTGTCTTACCCTCTAGGTATGACGACGCAAGACTACCCACCGATCCTATAAGTGCTTGTATCATTTCTTCTTGGGCCTTCCTCGTTTCGCAGCAGGTTTCTTCTTCTTAAAAAGAAGCCCCCATAGTTTTTCAAGATACTTGATCATTTTTAGCTCCTCTCTTTGCCAGTTGATTAAAACCAATAAAGCTCGCCAAAACGCCCATGTTCGATAATACCCAAATTTCAGCGATTCCGGAGAGATGGTCAATTCTTTCAATAGGAACAACAGGCGTCATTAACACAACTATAAACAGCGTTACCGTAATCGCAGAAAACCATACTAAATGTCGTTGTTGATCTTCTTTTTTATCGCGGTTCTCTAAAAGCACCATACGTTCTTTGATAGCCATTTCTCTATCGGTAACAACACCATCACCATTAGTATCCGCCTTTTCCCATATAGAGCCTTTTTCTAACGTCTTTTGCGTCATAGCTAACTTTTCGCTTTCTTTTTAGCCGCAGCACTCAAGTCTTTAAAATGGAACAAACGCTTGCTGTTTTTACCATGTGTTTTACCCGAATGTAACTGACCATTTGGCATTTTGTGCATACCGCCTTTATGTTCAGTTCCATCACGAAAGTAATGTTTCACGCCTTTAGCCATATGATTTTCCTTTTTTGCCTGATTTTTTAGTCTTCTTAGCCATCTTCATTGGTTTTTTATTAGTAGTCATCTTCATAGATTTTGTTTTCTTTTTACCCATTGAGTATCCATATCCCGGCATATTATTTCCTTTCTTTGGTTGATTTCATAAATGTTAGCGCGACATGCCTATCGCTAGTTATGACAACAATGTTTCCGTCTTCATCGTAGACTCCCCAAACGCTGCCAGACTTTCTTCGTATCTCCACTAATTTTGCTCCCTTTTGTTCAAAGGTTCCCATTACCTAACCAGCTTGCCATGTAAATCATTCCAACAGAACCTCCTACCATTAGAATACCTCCAAATATGCAACTTAGTATATAAAAAATTTTATCTCGTCGTTTAGCTGCCTCTTCTAAAGCTTTCTTTTGTCGCGTTCTAGCAGCGGCTTGTTCATGCACAACCATATCCCACATTCCAGCAGGGCCGTATAAAAGGCATACAGAACGAAGTTCATCTTGCGCTTGTTTGTGTGCCATCTTAGCTTGTGCTATTGCAAACCCCTCTTCTTCCGAAGACGTTAAACCTTTTGTTAAACGACTAAATGGGTTCTTATGTTTACCAGTTTCTGCAAGGTTTATATCAGCTTCTAGCTTTGCAAGTTTGCCGACTTGAGGCATTAAAGATTGTATATCACGTCCTGCTTTAACAGCTGCCGTAACTGAACCTGCGATCTTTGTAACCGCCCCAGCTAATGCTAATACTTCAATCATTCCTACCTCGTTTCTAAGATGCGATCCATTTTCGCGTCCAGAGCGTCCAGACGAGTAATCACGCGATCGATAGAGGTATTGCTTTCAGTTTTAGTAGAGTACTCCTTTGCGAGTTCCTCTCGGGTTTTATTTAAAAGAATAGAGATACGTTTTAGTTCATCATGCTGGTTTTTAACCCACCATATAATGAAACCTGATGCGCCAGTCAGTCCAAAGCTCCATAACGCAGTTAGCTCCATTAGTCAGCGTCCTTAATGGTTAGTGTGTCTGGAGTATTACCTTCAGCAAGCCATTTCTGGTACTCTTGCCAATCCGTATTAGCTGGGTCATTGGGAATATCCGAACCTGCTTCGTAGGTATCGCCAACTTTTTCTTTAGTTCTTACATTATCGTGGTATCCGCCACCTTCTTTTGGTATTTTGTAGTATCCATATATTTTCATAATTCACCTATAATTCCGCTTTTGCTACACATCCTGCTGAATAGTAGTCATCAGCAGATGAACCAGCCCCTAAATCAAATCCTGTAAGCTGAGATGTATTTCTATTAAGTGCGCTATAAGATAATTCTGAGCCATTCCAGTATGTGACTCTATTTTTAGTTCCTGCGTGTCCATACAAATCAACAGTTGGCGTTGCTCTCATTTCTACTGGAAACTTCCACTCCACAGAACAACCATGATTGCCTGTACCTATAAGATATATCATACCATTATAACTTTGATTGAAAGATGCTATTGCATTCCCATATCCATAAGTATGAGCGTAAAAGCGTTGGCACTTTCTAAGTGTTACATCAAAAGGCTCATGCTCAAACGCTGTTGAGTTTTGTCCTATTTCTAATTGAACACCTGTGAGATACCATGTAGCATTAGCTGTTGTAAGAAAACCTGTAGTTGCTCCTGTAGCTGAATTTCTATCAGCAGATTCCCATGCTCCTGCTGATCCAGAATTAGCAGTTCCCACACCTAAACCCCAAGCAACCTGCAACCCAGTAGTATTATCTGTTGCCCATGTACCTGTAGTATCTCCTGCAACAGTTATGGACTTTCGTTCCCATGTGTCAGCACTAGAAATTGTATAAGTAAACGGATAGGCTCTATTATTTGCAGCATTACCAAATGAACCTCCATGTGTGCCTGTTATTGAACTTTTAACATAAAAGGAAAGAGTGATTGTTTTTGCATTAGCTGTACCCAACTCTAAGTGGGCAACGTGTCGCCCTTCAATCCTGTGTAGAATAGCTACTCTATTAGCTGCTGCTACCGAAGAATCTGCTCCAGTATTTGTAACTTTTAAGGAGTTTTTAAAACCTTCAGGGCCATCCGTTGACTGCTCTACTGTTTGTGTTCCATCATTGGCTTTATATGCTGTAAATCTATCTATGTGGGGTGTTAAACCTGATAGAGTAATAGCCGAACTACCTCTTTGATTAACTAGCATTTCTCCATTTTGGACAAGATTTCTATTCGCAAGAGGTGAACCTGCGTTGATGTTGCCTATAAGGTTTGCTAATTCTGCCGCTTTGCTCATGCTGACCTCAGTCCATATAGACACATATGTGTGCCTGCAAGCTCATTAGCTTCACCCATTAAACAAAATCCTGTATGATATCCAGTGTTTTGTCCTGTATTATATCTACAGAAACTATCTTGTCTTTCATAATCACCTGTATCAGTAGCAATACCAATAAATGTTCCATATGTAATAGGAACATAAACATCTGTACCACCACCAGTATATGACCTTGATGCTGTTCCACCGTTAATAGATGTGTTACCTACGTTCATAATGGTCAGTTCACCATGAATTCCACCATTTGCAGAGTTCGTTCCAACAGAAGCATTCCTAAAAATTACTCCTCTATCATTGTTGTCATCATAGTAAACATCTAACGCACCACCATCTCTAGCTCTATGTACTGCTTGTCTATATGAAGCGGCTGTTACTTCTGTGTTTGTTCCAGTTAAAAATCTAAACGTAAAATTATGTGATGACCCATGAATATCAGAATAAAACCCTACAACCAGTTTGTAGCTTAGATAATCAGTAGAAAAAACATTTGTAAAGTAAATGTGTGCTGATGTTCCACCACCAGTATTTGACCCAGTAAGGCTTCCATTAGATGTGCTGTTGTATGCTCTGATTAACTCGTAGGCATTGTCTTGTTTAGGAATGTTTACTACCCCACCACTACCTATAGTCATAGCCGTATTAGAATTTGTTGCGTCTTGTATTGTATTTACTTTAAGTATTGATGCCATTACTGAGCTATCTCCATAAGTTGCCAAGTTTGTGTATCACCACTTGTATGGTTTGGGTTCATAGTAGTTGTTGCTCCACTAAAAGCATCTGTAGCGTGACTATAGGTAACTACTCCTGTTGTGTTAGGTGAATCGACATAACTAAAACTTAGAAATTGACCTTGATAATTACTTCCATTTGAATGGTTCTGATAAATTACATGGCGACTAAAAGTAACTATGTTAGAATAACTACCAGAATCTATTTTTCTAAATAATGCTTGCCTACCCCCATCTGTATGACCAAATCTCATAGTAAGATTATAGGCTACAAAAATTTTACTTGTGGAAAATTTAGGAGTTATAGATGCCGTTACTCCACCTGCTGTAATAGTTGTGCCACTTACGTCTGTACTGGTTGTACCCTCTGCTGAAACTACTTGGACAATAAACCCTGCCTTGTGAACATTCCCACTACTATCTATCGTCAAGGCACTTGTGCCACCAGAATGTTTTATTGCGTCTACATGAAGTTCACTTGCCATTACTGAGCTATCTCCTGTAATACCATATGTTGTTCTCTATATATATATGCTGTGCCACCAGTAGTCTTTAATTTTATCAAATAGGTTTGAGAAGATGTACTATTAGGCGAATCTGTATATGTTGTACTAGCACTAAATGCCATACCGTTAGAACCGTAATCACCATTAATTTGATGATCTAAGGAAATATCTGAGCCATTTCGATAAAGTTTGTAATAGAAAAAAGATGAACCACTAATTAACCAAGAGGCAGATACAGTTATAATTATAAGACTATTACTAAATTTTGGTGTAATTGACAAACTAAGATTAGTATCAACATAACTTGTTGATGTTGTTGAATTAGCAGTATTTGTAGGTGTCATTCTAACAGTTTGGATAATATGACCACTTGGCATCTGAATAGTTCCAGATGCAGTCTTGCCCTCTAGTTTATCTACTAATAATCTACTGGTCATACTATTGTATATACTCCGTTAACTGTGATTGTAGCATTTGTAACTGTTATAGGTCCTGCTGACAATCCGTTTGTACCACTGGGTATTGTTATATCTGCCGTGATACTGTTGCCGTTGGTTCGTATTATACTGTCGTTTCCAAGAAAAGGATAGCGTGTATCTGATTCTGACTTACTGTAGGTATTGGCTATTGTAAACGCATCGTAGGCTACAATCTCTACCACATCATTTAATGATGCTCCTGTAACTAGCACAACGGTTGTACCAGAGGTAGAGGTATAGTCTGTTGCAGGTTTAAGTAAAACACCATTCTGATAGACATCTACATACTCACCATCGCTGTAGCTCAAAGAATTTGCATTGGCATCGGAACCACTAAAAGAAGTCTGCCCTGCTGTGGCTTGGTATATAAAGCGTGTTCTAACGCCTTGATTGGGTGCTTTTCCTATATAGGGCATTATGTGTCTCCTAACCTAACAACGGTAACATAAGTATTGTTTGCAGCTGAACTTCCTGCAACAGTTACTGTTCCTGTACTTGAATACTTCATTTTAAATTTATGGGTACTTGTATTAGTGCAGTCAAACACATAATCAAGAGCCATATTTTCAAGATTAGTGCTACTATAATGAGTCCCCCAAGAAGCTGAAGCTTCTGCTGCCTCAATATCATTTGATGAAAAATTATCATTGGTAGTTCTAATTGTAAAATTGTTGTATTGTATGTCAGCATCAGCAAAAAATCGCAGTCTACACATTAACAAATACATCCCAGTAGCAGGAAATGTAAATATTCCAGAACTTGCAGACATACCAGAACCACCAATAAGTTTCTTAGCAGGATTACCTGTGTCTGTTGATTCAAAAGTTCCATTTACATCTGCACCAGTTCCTGCACTCAAATTTGCCGTTAACCTCATGGTTTCATAGAAGATAATTCCGTTACTAAAATCAGCAGGTAACTGAGTTGCTGTTATTGCATTATCAGCTACACCACCTGTTCTAACTTTAGTTAAAGCCACTTCTTACTCCTAGCTTGGTTTAGTTGGCCACGAGACGCTGGTCATATTTAACGAACCGTCGTCTTTTAGTTGTGGATTAATCTTCGGCGACGCAGGAAAATCTCTGAGCTGTTGCCTATATATTTTCCAATCATCAGGCATCGTAACATCTGAATTTGCCATCCAGTCGCACTCAGCCAATAATCTATCCCGTTCTATACGAAGAAGACGCATTGGCTCTGCGGTTGTAAGTTCTGTCTTTTTATCGCTTACAGCTTTCCATGTTGTCCCCCAGTCTTTTGGGTCAGCACTTTCGATGGCTGAACCATTACTATCTGCTCCAGTAACTTTTCGGAACATCGAGTTAAACTCTTCTTCATTTGTAGGCTCTCCTCGAAGAACCCACTCTGTAACTCCTAAACTTGTTAACGCGTTAGCAATTGATGTCATTGTTTTCTCCTATTGTGCTATTTCCATTACTGTTATTGTGTTAATATCTTCAGCACTTGTCCATTGACCACCCCCACCCCAACCAGTTGGAAAGTAACCAGTACTACTTGTAGCACTCAATCCACCTTGTAATTTATAAATACAAGCACTAGTAGTATTAGGAGAGTCCATGAATGACATTGCACAATGTTCATACGCACCAGAAAGATATACACCGCCAGTACCACAAAGGGTACTAAAACTACCCCCTCCAATATTTCTTTGTAGTCTTATTAGCAATGCTTTATTAGACCCACTACTACCACAATCTCCAGCCATTTGAAATAAAATTTTACTTGATGCAAATTTTGGTGTAATAGTAACACTCATTATATCTGCTTGCGTTGTTGAAGTTACAGTGAACTGATTGGCTGCCGCAAGTTGTGCAGATTGAACTTGTATTACATGACCACTAGGCATAGCCACTGTTCCTGCTGTAGTTTTACCCTGT